GGCGCGCCCGGCTGATGTCTTCCGGAAAGTTGATGGCGGTCCCGCCCTGCTCCCGGTATTCGTTGATGATCAACGCCGAAACGACGTCCTGATTGTCCAGCGCCGACGACCATGCCCGGACCGCATCACGGATCTTTTCGTGGTCTGGCGCCGCTTTAGATTGAGCGCGGTTTATCATCGCTCCCGGGTGTATTCCGGTATTGTGTTGATACGCAAGTGAATGCATTTGCTATTCCTGATGTTCCTGCTTCTTAATGTGAGGAAATTCGCGGTACTCGACCGCCTTAACCTCGCCAGTAGGAAGCTTGTTGATGAAAATCTGACGGCCGACCCTGATCGCTTTGCTAATTGCCGTTTGGTGGACACCAATGGCATCAGCTGCTTTTACCTGACCAACCTCGTCGACATATTCAGCGAGTGAAATTTTCATTTTTAACGTGACTCCTTACCGTTGATACAAAAACAATACCATAAGTATTAAAACATGCAATACCGGCGGTATTTTTAAATTAATAGCTCAGGTATTACTATCTGAAAATGGAAAAGAAAAAAGACATCACACCGACTCAGGCTGAGGACGCAAAGCGCCTTAAAGCCATCTATGAGGCGAAGAAGAAAGTACTCGGAGTTACCCAGCAGTCGATTGCTGACGAGCTGGATATTACTCAGGGAGCGGTAGGCCATTACCTTAACGGAAGGAATCCCCTTAACCTTCCCGTAGCTTCAGTTTTTGCTCGCCTTCTGAAAGTAAGCGTTGAGGAATTCAGTCCGACTCTGGCAAAAGAGCTTTCAGAAATGGGGCTAAACAGCGTTAATGAGCCATCAGTTCCGTATGTAATTGGATATACACCAGGTATACGCTACCCGGTTATTAGCAGCGTACAAGCCGGATCATGGTGTGAGGCATTGGAGCCATACTCGATTAAGGATGTTGATCAGTGGCTGGAATCAGATGCTCACATTCAGGGAGATGCATTCTGGTTGCGTGTTGAAGGGGATTCAATGACTGCGCCCGCTGGCTTAAGCATACCAGAAGGCACGTTTGTTCTTTTCGATACCGGACGAGAACCAATCAATGGCAGCCTCGTTATCGCTAAATTATCTGATTCAAACGAAGCTACATTTAAGAAACTGATCATTGATGGAGGCCAAAAATACCTTAAGGGCCTTAACCCGCAGTGGCCTCTCGTACCTATCAATGGTAATTGCAGAATTATCGGTGTTGCTATTGAGACGAAACTAAAGCTCGTTTGATAAGTTTGCAAACACGGGCGTTTTGCGCCCTCTATTTGCACTGACCGGCGACCCTTCCCACCATTGCCTTCGCTGAATCCATTCCTCCAAAACCAGCTAGCGTTTTGCTCATCAACACCACGCCATCAGGCTGTACAACCCAAGTCTCCATGGCGTGCTTTCCAGGCTCAGTGGTAAGCCCTACGACTACATTTTTACTCATAGCTCGATATACCATCCCTCCACCATCAAGACCGTCATAGAGAACTGTCGCATTATCGCCATCAATAACGATTGTGAATGTTCCAGAAAACGCGTCGTCAATCCGCGAATACCCTTCTCTCTCACTGTAGCTTGACCCTTTAAGATCTTTCACGGTCCAGCACGATGCGTTAGCAACCATTGGTAAAGCTAACGCTGCAGCTACAAGTAACCTCATTTTCCCTCTCCAAGAAAGTTCAAACCCCATTAATACTAGCCGCTCTGCTCGCTTATAAAAAAATATTTCTACCTAGTTTTCATGAACATAATACCGCCGAACTAATTAATAATACCGCTAGTATTGATTTATATTAATACCGCTAGTATTGTTTAGGCATCGGGACAATCTAGCGTCTCGGTCAGTCGAACGGCGCGACAGTAAACCATGCGTCGGACGCCCGGCGGGCTCAGGGAGAGCGGCAATGGTGCGTAATCAAACGACCTTCATACCTCAGTCGCTTCACCGAGGCGGCTTAGTTATGACAACCGGCGGCCATCCACCGCCCAATAGCGCAGAAGTCTTGTTTAACGTTCCGTTCGCCGCGATAAGGCCAAGAGGAAATCATGGTAAACCAGCAGCAGATTAGAGAAGCCCAACGACTCGCTTCGTTCGCGGTGCTCCATCGCAATGCTCCGGCGTGGGAAGAAGCAAAGCGCCTTTACGCCGTCGCCATCGGGAGGACTCTTCACTGATGGAAACTTTATTCGCGCTCGTCCTGACCGTGGCAATGACCAACGGTGATTATCAGGATGTCATTATCGGCGTATACGACAGCCAGCAGGAATGCAGCCAGGCAGCTACAGAGCAGAAAGTGTCAGCTGAGTGCTGGCCGGTAGAAAGCATTCTCCGCAACGGCGAGTTCCCGGCGAAAGACATCGCGCAGCAGTAACCACCCTATTCAACCAATCGGCCTGGCTAAAAGCGGGCGGGATCTGCACACCCAAATTTCAGGAGTTCAGCCATGAACGCATACCTCACTTACGACCGCATCGAAGATCGGCGTTGGGTTGAGCAGCAGCTCACCGACGAGAAAGAGAAGTGGATCGACGACCGGGCGCAGAAAATCATCGACATGATGCCAAAAGAACCGTCTGGCCTCTTCCACTTCACGATCCCGATTGACTCCAGCCCATACGAAGGACTTCGCAGCGATAAAGCTGGCGAGGCCTACAACGATTTCATTTCGGCAGTTGCTTACGCCCAGGCGGAATACGACTGGGAACACCGTACCGGCTGCCCGTTCTAAGGAGGGATTATGAGCTTAACCCTTGTTGATTTCGTCAAACAACAGGAGCCGCTTTTCATTAAAGCGGCAACTGACGAGCGGATGGTGTGGGCGAAGGAAAGCCAATTCGCCATCCAGTTATTTCAGAACAACGACTACCTCGCGAAAGTTGCATTCCAGAACCAGACCAGCACTCAGAACGCGATCGTCAACGTTGCGGCTATCGGTATTTCTCTTAATCCAGCTCAGAAGCTAGCTTATCTGGTTCCGCGTAAAGGGGCTATTTGCCTCGACATCAGTTACATGGGGCTGATGCACATTGCGCAGCAATCTGGCGCCATTAAGTGGTGTCAGTCGGCAATTGTTCGCAGAAACGACCAGTTCCGCCGGGAGGGGCTCGATAAGCCGCCGATCCATATCTACAACGACTTTGATACCGAAGAGCAGCGCGGGGACATCGTAGGCGCGTATGTAACGGTAAAAACTGACGATGGTGATTACCTCACCCATACGATGCGCATCGATGCCATCTATTCCATCCGTGACCGGTCTGAAGCATGGAAGAAGTACAAATCTGACAACAGCAAAAAGTGTCCATGGGTCACAGATGAAGAACAGATGATCCTCAAGACGGTCGTGAAGCAGGCAGCAAAATACTGGCCGCGCCGTGAACGCCTGGATGCCGCAATCGACCATGTTAATACCGAGGGTGAGGAAGGTATCAATTTTGCAGCCGAACGCCAGCCTGAACGAGATGTAACCCCAGCAGGGGACGATATTATCAAGGAGATTAACGACGTGCTTATCGCAATGGATAAGACGTGGGAAGAAAACCTGCTCCCAGTCTGTTCGCAAATTTTCCGTCGTGATATTCGCGATTCATCAGAGCTTACGCAAGCTGAGGCAGTTAAGGCCCTTGGCTTCCTCAAGAAGAAGGCTGCCGCATGACACCTTCCCTCCTTTCATTGTTGCGAAGCGGAAAACACAGCATTCGCGATATGGCAAAGATTTTAGGCATTACAAGGTCTCGCGTTTCATGGTTTATCGCCGAGCTTGAACGGCGTAAATGGATAGAAGTCACCAGGTGCGCGATATGGTTTCACGATGGCACCCGTTCAAATAAGCAGAACGTATACAGGGTAAAACTATGACACCAGAAATTATCCTTGCCCGGACCGGCATTGACGTAACCACTATTCAACAGGGCGATGAGGCGTGGCACCGACTGCGCCTCGGCGTTATCACAGCCTCTGAAGTGCACAACGTCATCGCCAAGCCGCGTTCAGGAAAGAAGTGGACAGACATGAAAATGTCCTACTTCCACACGTTGCTTGCCGAGGTATGCACCGGCGTGGCGCCAGAGGTTAACGCCAAGGCGCTGGCCTGGGGAAAGCAATACGAGGAAGACGCCCGCACCCTCTTCGAGTTCACCACGGACGTGAAAGTCACGGAGTCTCCGATCCTGTTCCGTGACGAGAGCATGCGCACCGCGTGTTCCCCTGACGGCCTGTGCAGTAACGGGTTCGGCCTTGAGCTTAAATGCCCTTTCACCTCCCGCGACTTCATGAAATTCCGCCTTGGCGGTTTCGAAGCAATCAAGTCTGCGTACATGGCCCAGGTACA